TTATAATATATTGCTCCAGCATAATTCTCGAAAGTACCCTCAAACTCTTGTCTAAATGTTCTTTGATCTAAGTCTTGTCTAGCTTGTTCTATTTCTTCTTTAGTGACCATTCCACCATCTAATGTAGTAAATTGGAAACTATCCCAATCATAATCTTGCTTACCTTTAAGGTACATTTCGTATGTCCAATTTCCATAGCCTTTTGGAGTACCACACATAAGAACATGACCCAATGTATCTGATACTGATGCTCTTAATACTTCAAACCAAGTTCTTTTATCAATATCACTAAACTCATCTAATATTAAAAAGTTTAATCCTGTACCTCTTAATGAGTCAGGAGCATCACTTGATTTTAAGCTGATTGTACTATTTGTTTTTCTTATAGTTATTGTAAGTGTGGTCTCGTTAATATCTTCTATCCAATTAAACTCATTCAATACTTCTTTAAGTTTAGACCAACAAATATCTTTGGCCATCTTTAATGTTGGTGCTACATACCATATCTTTTGATTTGGCTTTGATGAGTACTTCATCATCTCAGTTATAGCGAGATAAGTCTTACCAAATCTTCTACCTGATATTAAGACTCTAAATCTTTTATTGGATGATGATATTAGATGTTGTGGTTTTGTTAGTGTGATTTTCATTACAGCCAAACTTTATATAGATATTATATTTATTAACATCGTCTCTGCCTAATTCAACAATCTTATCATAAGCTTTTGTATAACCATCAAGCATACATTCATAACCATCTTTATATGGAGTTTCAAATTGATAAGGTTGCATACAAGATGTTTTACCCTCTACAATCGCACACATTATTATGGTTAATACATATTCCATTTACTTCTTCTTTTTGTAATATTTTCGGTGTGTTTGAACTCTCCAAGTCCAATGGAATATTGCCCTTGATACTTTTCCTATCTTTTCTACCACCCAATCTATCATTGTTATATCTCACTTCGTTTTCGTATGTCCTATCTTCGTCAATCATATTATTCTAAAATTAATTTCTTGATGCTTTTACTACCATCTATATTTAACTCTAACTCAGCCATTGTTTTCACACATTGGTAATTTACTTTGCTATCTGATTTAAGTTGTCTCTTAGCAATACGAGACCCTTTTAAACATTCTGATAATGATGTTTGTATTCTTGCTTCCTTAATCTCTCCATTAATAATCATAAGTAAAGCTACCACCATCTCTGTCATTGATGACTCCCATTTCTAAGTTTATCTATAACTTTTTGCATAGCCAACATCTGTTCTTTCAAATGATCTATATTTACTTTGTTATATCTTGATGCTTCTATTTCTTTTTCTATTGATTCTATTTGTGATGCTAAATGTTCTATTAACATATACATCTCTAAGTTCTTTGGCTCTTGTTCAGCTTTCTTTAATAGATCAGCTTGGAACAAATGATCTGCTGTTTCTAATTTATTTAATCTTTCTATGACTCCAAAAGCAAACCATGAGCCAATTACTATTGCACCAATTAATCCAATTAAATTTCTTAAAGGTAATCCTATATTAGTGTTCTCGCTTATCTTCATATCTTAAATCCTTTTCTCCAACTTTTCATTGCCCAAAAAACAGGACTCAAACTCTTTTGCCCTTTTACATTAGCTAAAATAGGTCGGAATCTAGCAAAGAAGCTTCTCTGCCTTGCCGGTATATTCTTCTTTATACTCATTGTCTTTGAGCCAAAGTTAATCTTTTTAACTCTACCTGACCTATTATCTTTTACAAATACTTTAAATTTCTTAACATCTCCACGAGATGGTTTATTAAGTTTTACTGATCTTCCTTTATATTTAGCCATGTAAAACTAAATATCATACATCATCTACAAATACAGCCAAAAAAATAACCTGAGCCATCTTTCATCACATGAAGATTTTGTGAGTTTAAATATTCTGTAAATTCTAATCTAATAATATCGCATAAGCTAAAACAATCTACATCAGCAAGTATCTTGATATGGTCTAGCATAGCTTTTGTTACAGGAACTAGAGAGAACACTCCATCATTTGATATAATAAGTTCCATTATCTTTTAATATGTCTTTGTCTCCATTGATTGCAAACATAAACATCTTTTACACCAAAGCTTTTAAAGACATTACAAAATGAGTGTTTGTTGCTGAATTGTCCACAGTTCCCACAGCTACCTCTACCGGATGATGGTCTAAAATCCTGTGGCAATCTAAAGTCTATCATCTCGCCATTAGAATAAAAGTTAGATCGCTTTGTCATTTACCTTGACCTCTATATCTAAGCTGTTTTCTACTTCTACCTTTTCTCTTATGCTTGTTCATGGAATTTACTTTTTTAGGGTTCTTACCAATAGATGTGCCTTTAAACTTTTTCTCATAGACAATTACTTGTCCATAGACATTACCTTTTTTCTTTGCCATTTATAACTTTAACTTCTTCAGCTTGTGCTTCTATGATTAATGGTAAAGGCTCTGTTGTAGATGTTGTATGAACTTTATCTACCATGTTCAGGTAGTTCTTAGAAAGCCATATCAAAAGCTTATCATTACCTTTCATAGCTTTCTCGTACATTCGTTTTCTTAAAGAAGCTTTACCTTTGTTTTTATTAACCTCTAATAAATCGGCAAATCTTCTCTGTAAAGTTCTAGCAGATATTCCTACAATGCTACCTATTTCTTCTTGTGTGCATCCTATTTGACTTAAATTTGCTAATACTTTTTCATCAATAGCTTTATGTGGTCTGCCTAATTGTTTCTTCTTTTGTGCCTTGTTTATGTCGCTTTTCATTATTTTGTTTATACCCAATCTAAAGAGGGTTTTCCATTATAATTTTTATCAAAAATAAACCAAGCAAAAGCCATTAAACCATTACCACCAAATTTAATTCTTTTAGAAAAAACATAAATATATTTAAGTCTGTTTTGTATAAATATCTTATTTTTTCTATTTATACCCTCTAAAAATGATAATTTATTTAACATAGCAACATTATTTTTAGCTAAATGTAAAGCTTGTAAGGTAAATTCAGTAGATAAATTAAAAGGTGGATTTGTAATTATATTGTCAAATTTTTTATATGTTTTAAGAAAATCAACACCACTTTCTCCATAACCTCTTTCAATTAAATCTGAACTATATACATTATAGCCTTTTTGTTCTAATACTTTTGACATTGATCCATCTCCACAAGCACATTCCCATATATTTCCATTAAAAGAAAATTTTTCTAATAATATTTCAGTAGCTTCAGGTGGTGTAGGATAAAAATCATTTTTAACTCTACTGTTTTTTTGGTTAAAACCAACATAAGCAAGTGCATTAGATTTTTTCAAATTTCTATCTTCTTAAGTTCTTTTATACATCCTATTGGAAAGACATTTCTATCACTAAAGCTTTCTTCATTCTCATCATAACTAGCAAATGTTTTAAGATGTTTCTTATCTTTAGAATAAACATAACCTGTTGTTGTCATCAAAGCTGGTTTCATTAGATCAAACTCTTTAGTTCCAGCATGACCTGAATCTCCTAATATATCCCACCACTTAATCTCAAAGAAATAATATTTCTTTGTATTTATTGAAATATGTCTAAACTTTGACTTTTTTTTAACCATCTAATGTTTTCTATTGTTATTGGACTCAACTATTGCTTTATAATATTCAAGCTGGGTTTTAAGTATTTTATTTTCTAATGACAATTTTATCAATCTTTTTCTGACATATTTAAAAATTCTAAGTATTGCTCTCATCATAGTCCTTTATAGGCTCATCTTTCCATTTATGCTTTTGGTACTTTTTCCCATCTTTTTCTAGTATTGTGTACTGACCCCAATCGCCAACTGACTTATACCCATTATTCACATCCTTGCTTGACCCTATACTAATATTTTCTTTAGTAGTAAGTGTATTAGTATAAGGCGATAGCTGGTGTTGAGGTGGTTGCACATCTTCTAAGTATTGGTACTTATCATAGTTTAAGCACTCAATTATACTAATTTTTCTGCTGGGGTGGTTGCTGGTGGGTAAAAGGTGGTGCATTCTGACATTGATCATCTTCCTATTTTTAAGCCTTTTGATAAAAGTCCTCATTTCTGAATATGTAATTCCCCATATCTCAGCATTTTTTCTTAATGGAAATATTAACTCAGCCTTTTTAACAAATATCTTATTGTCTAAAAAGTTAAGAGTCTTATCCTGATGTGTTGCTTGACTAATCATATATATCCAAATTGCACATTGTTTTAGATTTTTAAATACAGGAGATTTCCAAATCTTTCTCCAAACTAAAAAATACCCACTATTGCGTTCCATGTTTCTATCCTCTCTCTCAGTTGTTTTTCTAATTGTTCTTCTGTTCCATATTTTTTTACAAAAGCTGATTTACCTAAATGAACAGATATTTTACCTGTCCTATGGTGGACACTACATAATGGCAAAATGCTCGTGTGTGAGGGTCTCAGACCCATTCCTGTATGCTTTCTGATGTGATGTATCTCTGCTGGAACATTTAATCCATCTTTCTCACAAGCTATACATCCATAATCAGCTACTTGTTGCATCCACTTTCTCTCTGCTACTGTTGGTCTTTTTTTCGCCATACTATCGCTAACTTTCCAAATTGTGTTTTTCTTCTTAAACCACTATCTTCAATATGATCTGTGAGTTGGAGTTCTCTTACTCTTGCACACACACTTGATAATGGCATTTCTAATTCATCAGCTATTTGATAATTAGACAAAGCATTAAGTTTCAATAGTTCATAAACTTGTTCTCTTTTTGTCAGTTTATCTTTTTTACTACTCCAAGCATCTTTACTTGTTGTTGTAAAATTATGTGCTGGATAGTCTAGTTCTAATTGTTTCATTGAACTCTCCTATCTGACCCTCTACACATAAATTCCATCTCATCAATAGTATATTTATTTGTAAGTAAATATTCTTTGAAAACATCATAAGATATTACCATTCCAAAATCTTTACCAATAGTATCTATATCGTAAATACTAAATTTAGTTGGGTCATCTTTAAATATTTCAACTTTTCTAACTTCTATTTCAGCTTCTCCATATTCATTTAAAAACTTTTTGTGTATTTCTTTTGCTGTTTTACCACTTAAAGTTTTTCCTCTACCTGTCATTACATAAGTACAATAATACATAACATTACTCCCAATATAAAACCAAGTATGAAGCCGACAATATATTCTCGATTATAAAGCGACCACACACTTAGCTTTTCTTTTAGTTTATTAAAATGGTGGTAAATCATCATCAAAAGATTCTTCAGGTTTTACAGCACCACTTGTAGTTATTGTTTGTGGTGTCTGAGTTATAACTTGCTGTTGCACCTGTGGAATTGCTTGTGCGATTGGTTTCATACCATCTACATTAGGTTGAGGTTTATAAGGCTTAGTCATAATAAAACTTAAAACCATTTGAGTAGTACCTTGATCGTATTTATTAGGTGTCTCAATGTCCTGAGTCTTAGCATACCATTTTCCTGTATAACCTTGTCTTACAAAGTTTTGTACTCCCTCTGTATGATACCACTCGTCTATTTGCGATAGCTTATATTTTTTCTTTGTTAAGCTACAAGTAAATAAACTTTTGGCATCAGCTTTGTATTCAAACTTAGGAGATTTATTTCCTGTGGGTCTGAGATACATTGTTAAAGCACAAAAAGGTGTTTTTTGTTGTTGTTGGTACATTAGTTGCTCCTCTGTTTATTATATTCCAAGTTTCTTTGCTTAAAATCTTCTTCTAAGCTATTAAGATATTTACAAGCTTTAAAACCTTTTAGGTATTTAGGCTTAATTTGAAATATCCTCATCTCTACATCCTTAACAGGCTCTTTTGGAATAACTATAACTGCTAAGAACTCTACTTTTAAATTAGTAGAATCTTCTACTAATTTTTTATAAGTATGGATTTGTATTGGCATATCAGGATAAAAGTCCTTAGATGTTTTAAAATCTAATATTCCAATCTTTCCTTTATACTTAACCATGCAATCAAGAGTCCCACAAATATCAAGTTCTTTTGAATAGTAGGTTTTTTCTGTCTCAATCACTTTGATTTTTTTGCTATCCCAAAACTTCTTAAACTTTTCAAACATAGTTTTAAGTGGCTCTGAGTTTGGTTTTATAACTTCTTTACCTAAGATATAATCCTCAGCTAAAGAGTGCATATTAGTTCCAATGTGCATAGCATTTTCTTTTATTGATTTGACCCTATATTTAAGATCATCCATAGTCTGTTGAACTTCATCAACAGGTTTCTTATTATGTTTTAAAAGCTGTCCTAAAGCTTCATAAACACAATTTTCAGCCCACCACATCAAAGCACCTTTACCAAATCTTTCGCCAATGATTGTAGTGACCCCTTTCTTTTTCAATCCATTCACAGTATATCTTGCTCCTCTACCTTTTGGATTGAACTCTATTTGATTTCCATGCTTATCTTTACTCTTGATTATCATGTCCATTCCCTCTCTTAGTTATAAATTTATAGCCATTTTCTGTAATAGGCTGGATAAAATAGTTTCTATCACACTTTAAGAACTCGTCTAATTTAAGTTCATTATGCACACTTACAGCATTTTTACCTTTTTCATATTTTTGTATTTGCTGAAATGTAACGTTTATAGCTTTTGCAACTTTGGTTTGTGTTAAACCCAGTGCTAATCTTCTAAGCTTAAGCTTATTGCCTAAATGCTTGTTGAAATTATCTTCCATTAAGACCCCTCTTAATTTTATTTTTAAAAACTTATTCAACTAGTTTTTAATACCTCCTGCAACTATATTTTTTTTTATTTTTTAAGGAAAAACCAGCTATACAGGAAATATGTCAAGTAATACTTAAGGCCTTATTTGAGAAATATTCCTTGTAATTACTATTGACTATAGTATCTGGCTTAGAAAAAGTTTGGTCCTATCACTCTTTGGATTAGCAAAAAATTCCTTGGTATCAGCCTTTTCTACTATCATTCCTTCATCCA